TTATCCTAATTTATGTCAATTTTGGTAACCGCTAAATATAAAATAACAGGAAAAAATTGTGCCTAGATTATCACTTTGGAAAGACGGCCGACACAGTAACGACTACAAATTTTTAGATCGCCGGATGAGCGAAATGTTTACCGTTGGAGGTACCGGAATTTATGTACACAAATATTTAGGCCCCAATGAACAAAATACAGTTAAAACTACATCTTCTTCGCAATTATCTGCTGGGCAAACTTTAACATTTAGCACAACAGCGGACTTAAGTTTAGGGATGTTCGTTACAGGGACCGGAATTCCTGCAAATACCACGGTTGCTTCAAAAACTTCAACTACTATCACTTTAAGTGCTTCAACTACCCAGGTTATTAATTCTGGTTCTGTTATAAAATTTTATTCAGAAGCAGCTAAACCTAGTTATATAAACGATTCTGCCCTTAACATACAAGACTTGTTGTTTTTAGAAAATCGAGACAGAAAATACGATACCAGTGTCTATAATATGCGAGGCATTTATCAAGTTCAAGACGTAACATTTGATCTTAGTCAATTTGGTATGTTTTTACAAACTGGTACTTTATTCATAGTTTTTCATATTAATGATATGGTAGAAACTTTGGGTCGAAAACTTATGCCCGGTGATGTAATTGAATTAATGCATCTTAAAGATTATTATCCGCTGGACAGTAGCTTGCCGGTGGCTCTTAAAAGATTTTATGTTATCAGCGATTGTAATAACGCAGCAGAAGGATTTAGTGCCACTTGGTGGCCCCATTTATGGCGTTGTAAAATAAATCCATTAACAGATAGTCAAGAATACAAAGACATATTAGAACAAATAAAAGTAGACGAAGAAATACCCGGATCCGGCACTGGTAACATTAGTTTAGGTAATGTAAGCAGCATTTTAAACAAATATCAAGAAATTAATTCGGCGATTCTACGTGAAGCAGAGACTAACGTTCCTTATTCGGGATATGATGTTAGCCACTTATATATTAAACCAACATCCGATGATAGCCGTTATCCTACAAGTCCCGATGGTGTTACTGCCGATGACGGAACAATTACCAGTGACACTGTAATTGTCGAAGGTAGTGGCGGAATAGATAGTCCTAGTTCTTCAGTGCAAGGCTACTTGACGGGGGACGGATTAGCACCAAATGGATTACCAGTGTACGTAGGCATTGCATTTCCTACAGAACCATTGGCAGGAGAATATGCTCTGAGAACAGACTATTTGCCAAATAGACTATTCAGATATGATGGCCGTCGTTGGGTTAAGATTGAAGATAACGTTAGAACTACAAGTACTCCTGGACCAAATAATCAAACACAACGTAGCGGTTTTGTTAATAATATTAATACATTCACCAACAATTCTGGACAACACGAAGAACGTCAAAGCTTAAGTAAAGCATTAAAAATTAAGGCAGATAATTAATGGCACAGCAATTCTTTTATGATGCTCAACTACGTAGGTTTTTAATTCAATTTATTAGAGCTGTAAGTAATTTTCAAGTTGAATTTGGAAAAGATCGGGATGGTAATAAAACTTTACAACAAGTTCCGGTTTATTACGGCGATGCTAGTCGTCAAGCACAAACTATCCTTAAGAATAATAGCGAAAATACCTTGAATGCTGTGCCTGCAATGAGTGCTTATATAACAGGTTTACAATACGATCAATCAAGAAGCCAGGAACCTAATTTTGTTAGCAAGATGCATTTGCGAGAAAGACAATATGATCCAGTAACTGGCATGTATGAAAATACGCAAGGAGATTCATATACCATTGAACGGTTAATGCCTGTACCGTACAAACTGACGGTCAAACTTGATATCTGGACTAGCAATACCGAACAAAAGATGCAAATTATAGAACAACTTGCAGTCTTGTTTAATCCAAGCTTGGAAATTCAAAGTACCGATAATTATATTGATTGGACTAGTTTAACATTTGTTCAACTTACAGATTTACAGTGGACCTCTAGAAGTGTTCCGACAGGAACTGAGGAACCAATTGATATTGCAACTTTGACCTTCGAAATGCCAATTTGGATAAGTGCTCCTGCCAAAGTTAAGAAACTTGGAGTAATTCATAAAATCATTGGCAGTATTTACGACGAACAAGGCCAGTTAACTGAAGATACAGTTTTGAGCAATTTAATAGCTAGAATAAAGTATACTCCGTTAGATTACGGTGTTTTTTATAATAACAATCAACTACGCTTAGTGAAGCCCCAAGAGTTTGAACAAAACGGAACATTGACTAAAATTTCTCCGCAGGATAATTGGCGTGCATTTATAGAAATATATGGAACACTTATAACAGGTGAATCACAGATAAGATTAGAACTGGACACCGGCACTGAACTTATTGGCTTAATTAATTATCATCCGTTAGATCCAACAATACTATTATTTGAACCAATCGAAGATACTATGCCTTCAAATACTTTGACCCCAGTAAATGCAATTGTTAATCCTTTGAATGTTGCTGTTGACAGCTCACTTTTGAGTCCAACTACCGGCACAAGATATCTTTTGACAGATAAGATTGGAAGTATATCTAATCAAAGCGGTAGTGAAGTTTGGGGCGATGTTGTTGCAGAAGCAAACGATATTATAGAATTTAATGGTACTAACTGGGCAAAAGTTTTTGACAGCACTATTAATAAAGATATCGAATATCTAATAAATCTTAATACTAATGTTCAATACCGGTGGACCGGTGATGAATGGGTAAAAAGTGTTGAAGGATTATATCGAGGTGGGGATTGGTCAATAGTAATATAGGATGCGGTGCGTTAATTTTTAGCAAATCTACTGGTAGATATCTTTTTTTATTAAGAAATCAAAAAAAACATGCAGGATCATGGGGGCTAGTAGGCGGTGGTGTAGAAAATAACGAAACACCTGCACAGGCATTACAAAGAGAAATCATCGAAGAAATAGGTGCTATTAAAATTAATCAAATTATTCCTCTTGAAAAATTCACTTCTGATACAAAAAACTTTGAATATCACACTTACTTAATTTTAGTTGACAATGAATTTGTGCCGGTGCTTAATAATGAGCATAGAGGATATGCATGGACAGCATTACAAGATCATCCTAAACCTTTACATCCAGGCGTATGGAGAACTTTTAACTTTAAAAGTATTATAGATAAAATTAAGACTGTGGAAACTGTTATATATCAGCTTCAAGAACAAACTGCCTAAAATTAACGGTTCTAAAATTCAAACAGTATTTCCAGGCCTCTGGTATTCTAAAAGTTACAGTAGGAGCTACTCTAATAAATTCTATATCTTTATAGGTATTCATTACTACAGATAAACTTCTTACCCAAAGTGCCTCAGAAGGGGTTGTAACACGTGGATATCCATTTGTATCAACATAAACATTATATGGATCGTCACTGTCAATTCCATCAAATCCCAACAGGAATATTTTTTTATTACCATCAAATGCTGCAAGATAAGCACAGATAGCTCCTGAGTTCCACTGTGGATCTTGTGGCACCACATGAAATTTTCCAGGATAAGAAACAATTTCTTGTTTTTTTGCGTAGGCAATTGAAGAATCACAATAGCCACTACTAGCTATTTCTTGAATAATCTGATCTCCTGTTGCCACTATAAAGTCAGGTTTATAGTCTCTATATAAAGCATTACATCCATAGGTGTTAAATTTCTTAGGAGTTATCTGAGGAATCCAATCTGTTTGTTCACCAAAGGCACTTCTTATCCTGTAGTCACAAATAAGTTTTAGATCAAATTCTAATCTTGAGCTCCCGTTACCAATTACTACTGCTCTATTAGATAAAGGAAGATTTTTGAACGGATTGGGTATAAATTCGGATTCATACACCCATTCCTTATCTTTGTACACTCCACTGATATTAACATCTTCGCCGATGTAATCTCGTCTAAACAATCTCTCAATGGTTTGCATACACTTAAGCTTGTGCTTCCGTCCAGGAAAGTCTACATGCACATGTGGCAGTTGTAGCACCAATATTTCTAACCATGATGGTAATAATGTCTGGACCATCAGGGTAAAATGCTGTATTACTTCTAGATTCTCCACCACCTAGTATGCTTGATCCCATGTCTCTGACCAGATCTAGTTCTTGCTGTGTGGTCGTAAAATTACTACCACCGGCTGTGTTTAGATAGAAACCATAAATTGTTTCACCACCAGTTATGGTTGTGGTTCCTTGATGAGGAATATATTGAGCCAAGCTAGACCCACCCACTGACTGCCAACCCACTGAGCCATTGCCTACAAAACCGTTAAGTACAAGGGTGACCAAGAACTGACCTGTGCTGGTAAAATCCAACTGACGTAAAACCATCTGCATGCGATTAACGATTTCTCTAGTGCCCAGCGTGGTTCCGGCTATACCATTGCTTACACTTGGAGCAATTCTAAAGCTTAATAAAGCATTTGTAGCTGCTGCGGCGACATTCAAGGTGCTAGTCATACCTTGTGTAAACACGAAAGATTTATCATCATCATATCTACCATCCATGATCACGCTGGTGCCCCAGTGACTGATGACCGGACTAAAACTTGGACTATGCAGTTCTACCGCGGCTGGTGCTGTGGCGGTTACTGTAAAAGTCTGTGGTCCTCCTGTTCCTAACGCACCAAAAATCATAGCTTGTGTGGCAGATGATGTGGCTGCTTCAGTGAGTCTGATTGAAGTATTAAGAGTCACAGCCGCCACAAAAGTGTCAGCTGGAATACCAGTACCTACAACATATTGTCCAACACGTACATTAGTGGTATTACTGGTTGTTACCACAGCACTATTAGCGGTTTGTGTGACCACTTGTGTAACTCCAGGAGCCCCTCTAGTAAGACCGGTAAATGATGGTGCAAAACTGATGCTCTGTGTGCCACCAAATGTGGCTGGTTGGCTGAGCGTCACTGAGGTATTGGTTGTAACACTTTGTACCGTTGTTCCGGTCTGTATGCCATTGCCTTGTACAAATTGACCAACACTGACGCCAGTGGTGCTTGTTCCTGTTATTGTTCTACTGCCAGGAACAAGTGTAAAGTTCAAAGTTGCAGCAGCAGATTTACCGGTATATTCCACATGCTCGCTGGCTGTGGCATTGTGTACCCACAACACACCTGAACTGGGAAATTCTAGATGATTGACCACGCTCATGGTGGCATCACCGGTGCCCAAGGTAGAGGACAAGCTGGTTGTTTTGCTAAATGTGTGTACTTCATATCTGCCCGGCAAGTTGCCTGAACGCATGTAAGCTTCGTAGTTGATGTTGTTGTTGGCCTGCTTGTGACAATAGATGATATCGCCTGACGGACCACGGAAGCCCCAACGAATAAATCCTGCACCATACCAGCTGTAATCAAAGTAAAACATCTGCATACGGCCTAGATCTAATCTATAACCGCTTGGGCCTGTGCCGTCGCAGCGATCAATGTTCCATTGACTTTGTGGAATTCTTTGATCAACGGTTTTTGTGATCACAGCATTGTTTGCATTGATCAGGCCTCGATAAGGAGGAGTTATTGTAAAACTGCTATCACTGGCAATATCTACCACTCGATAGGTCATGCCCTTGATATTAACGAAGTCGTTGGGTGCCAGTTGTCTAGCAAAAGTCGGTGTGGCTGCATTGTTTGTGGCAGCAGTGACCACTGCTCCACCAACTGCGATGTTGCCCAAGCAACCAATTTGAAATGTGGAACTGCGTTTGACTGCGTACAATTGTTGTCCGTCATATTCAAAAAATATTCCGTTTTGACTGTCAAACATTCCCAATCTTACACCAGCACCGTTCCAACCATTGATAGTTACTACCGGAAATCCTGTGGCTGTTGTGCTGCTAGGGGTAGTCGCTGCTGTGTAAGTAAATCTATATCGATCTAGTGAATCTACGATAGTGAATGTACCATTGTAAGCCGTTTCA